GAAGCAAATAAAAAGCTCGCCAAATATCAGTATGATATGAATGTCGAGCAATGGAACCGGGAAAATGCTTATAATACACCTGCACAACAACGTCAAAGAATGATTGATGCAAAATTAAATCCTGCTCTCATGTATGAAGGACAGCCTCAAAATACGGCCGCTTCATCACCTCAGTATCAGGAACAGTCTACTAACCATATGATGCCCATACCACAACTTCCGGAAGTTTTACCAACGCTTGGACAGTTTGCAGATATTCAAATAAAAAAACAACAAGTAAACAACCTTAAGGCAGATGAAGAGGCAACCAAACAGCAGACTGCTAATGACAGTATTAGGAGTAATATCCTAAACACTGAAATGTTTACGAAAGGTGCGGAATATGGCCTAAAATATGGATATTCCCAAGATGAATTAAACCAACCAGGTGAAAAGAGAAGGGATTACTTCAAACATCAATTCAAAACTGGTTCAATGGGTCAAAAACTGATTCAAAGTCAGTTAGAAGCACAAGTTGAAAATACTCAAAGAATGATTCACGAAAATCGTTTGCGTGAATCTGGTCTTAACCCTTCAGATCCTACCTGGATGAGAATAATGAGCACTATATTAAAATCAAAAAAAGTGTCTGGCATTCTCTCCAAATACATCGAATAACAGGCAATATTGCCATAATTCAATAACAACAAATATCATGAGAAGAAAAAGAAGAGCAATCAGAACAAGATCAAGCAGATCAAGACGAAGAGTCTCAAAACGGAAAAGTTTTAAAAGAAGAGTTAATAGTTCCGGAATACGCTTATCTCGCGGAGGATTAAGACTTTAACATGTGTGCATATCACCAATCACTCTTACGGGTGAAAATAGGACAGTTCCTTGCGGCCGTTGCTTCAAATGCTTAAAAATGCGAAGAAAGGAATGGTCTTTAAGACTAGAACAGGAACTAAAAGTATCCAAAACAGCGTATTTTATTACATTAACATACGCTGAAAAGGGTATTATATCTCTATGTAAAGATGATGCAAAGCTATTCATCAAAGCTCTGAGAAATCAAACGAAAATAAAAGGTATTAAATATTATATGGTCGGTGAATACGGTGAACGTACCTTTAGACCGCATTATCATGCCCTTATTTTCAATATCTCAAACAATGTGGACCTAGCTACCATCCAGATCGCAAAAGCCTGGAATAAGGGCTTAATTCACGTTGGTAACGTTAACGCTAAATCAATCAATTATACCACAAAGTATATGATACAGAAATATAGTACTTTATTGGATACCTTACCCCAGCCTCCTTTTACCTTGATGTCTAAAGGTTTAGGACTTGGATATATAGGACAAAAAATTGATGGTGAATTAGTATTAAATCAACGAGGTACCTGGCACCAGGAAAATGTCAATAACAATTTTATGACAAAAGAAGGTGGTAAAAAAACAATTCTACCCAGGTATTACCGTGAAAAACTCTACACGTCTGAAGTTAGAGAAATTCAAAATCAAATCGCAGATAAAAAAAGAATGGAGCGATTAAGAGCGTTGGAGGACTCTCCACAGGAATATAAAAATCGTTTCGATTCAATCGAAAACGAAAAGAGACAATTAGAAAAATCATTAAAATTCAATTCAAAAATTTAAAAAATGGCAAATATTTTTAACTCGGTAATGTCAAGTAAACCGAAAAAAAGCGTATTTAAAATGGATCATGAAAGGAAATTTTCTATGAATATGGGCGATCTAGTACCCATACTTGTAGAGGATATAGTACCCGGTGATTCCTTCAAAGTTAGTTCGGAATTATTCATAAGGCTAGCTCCTCTTGTGTCACCAGTAATGCACAGAATGAATGTATTTACACATTTCTTCTTCGTTCCCAATCGAATAATATGGAATGATTGGGAAGACTTTATAACTGGTGGACCAAATGGAAATTTAAACCCGGTATTTCCTAGAGTACAAATGGAGTCTCACCAAGTTGAAAGATGGGCAACTGGAAGTCTTGCAGATTATCTAGGATATAATCAAGTAGCGTTAAACAATCAACCTGTTTCTGCTATGCCTTTCCGGGCTTACTGTCAGATTTATAATGACTACTATCGAGATCAAAACCTCGAAAACGAGGTGGTATTCTCAAAATACTCAGGAGATCATTCCACAGACATTGAACTGTTTGAAATGAGGAAACGAGCCTGGGAAAAGGACTATTTCACCAGTGGTTTACCCTGGACTCAAAGAGGATCAGAGGCGGTTTTACCTCTTGGTACAATATCACCCAATTACAAAGAGCATGCAACTGCACCTAGTGAACTCATTTCTGCATCACCTATGGCAACAGATGCATTCGGAAATATCATTGCGACAGAATCAGACGAACAGCTGGCCATCCATAACTTAAATGATATGGACGTTGAACCAACAACCATAAACGAACTCCGCAAATCAATAAGATTACAGGAATGGCTTGAAAAAAACGCTCGCGGCGGTGCTAGGTATATAGAACAAATGTTGTCACATTTTGGTGTAAAATCATCAGATGCAAGGCTACAAAGAGCGGAATATTTAGGCGGTGGCGTTCAGCCGGTAAAAATAAGTGAAGTACTTCAAACTTCTGCAACAAATAACAATTCAACTGCTGTGGATGCATCCGTACAAGGTAACATGGCCGGCCATGCTATAAGCGCAGGTGCCAACCATTCATGGAAGAAAAAATTTGAAGAGCACGGTCAAATAATTGGCATCATGTCAATAATGCCCAAAAGCGCATACATGCAAGGCCTTCGAAAGTCACTACAAAAATTCGATAAACTAGATTTTTACTGGCCTTCATTCGCACATTTAGGTGAACAGCCTATTACAAACAGCGAAATTTATAATGATGGAGAACCAGAAGCTGAGAATACATTCGCTTATACTCCGAGATATTCGGAATACAAATACATTCCTTCATCTGTTCATGGAGACTTCAAAGATGATGAACTATTGCACTGGACAATGGCACGAAAGTTCGGAAATCGTCCATCATTAAATAACACATTCATCAAACCAGAAGATGAAGTAACTCAGCAAAGAATATTCGCAGATACTTCCTCTATAAACAAAGTGTATGTACAGATCTATCATAAAATTAATGCTCTGCGTCCTATGCCTAAATTTGGTACTCCTAGGTTGTAGACCAAAAAAACAAATAATTATGCGATTTAAAGCAAACTATACAACTGCTCAATTTGAGCATGAATTAATCATTAATGATGAAGACTCACTAACTGTTCCGGATATGTCGTACACTATCCAAGAACTAATGGAAAAATTCACCCAGGGTAATGACCCTAATGTATGGCAGGAAGGTGAATATGACGAAAATCAAGATCTTGATCAGGAAATCGAAGAATACGAAGATTTAACAGACATCGACGAGAAACGAAGACGTCTTGAAGTGATTCAAAAAGAATTCGATGAAAAGGCAAAGATCAAGCAAAAACAAGAGGAAGATGACAAAAAGGAGTTTGAGAAGTTCAAAAAATCGAAGAAAAACGATTCGTCAGCTACGACGAATACAGATTCACAAACATCGACTCTTAAAGGAGAGGGAATTCAACCAGTCAATGGAACGACTGGAGAACAAACCAATAAATAGAAGAGATTGGCAACAACTTCAACTATTCATGGGGGGATAAAAAAGGGGGGCATTGCCCCCCTTTTTAATAATAAAAAAAATATCATTAACAACAAAAATAACCTTACCGAAGGTAGAGGATCAATACTTCTCCCCTTTAGAATAAAGGGGGATAGGGGGATTAAAACCGACGAAAAAACGCACATTTCAAGAAGCGATTAACGAAGCGAAGGAACGAAGCGTACTAGTGAGCGATTAAAAATAAAAGTGCTGTACGTCGGTAAAAGATTCGTAGAATCTAAAAAAGAAAAAAAAAAAACCCGAGAGGAACGAACGGATAAAAATGGCTCTTATTTGCGCGAAGCGAAATAGGCCACAAACGCGCGAAGGCAAGTAAATAAACACAATCAAAAACTATCAAATCTATCTCAACTCAAACAACAAAAAAAAACCGCTATATATATATACTTGATAATATATAGCGGATCGGCTTCAACCGATCAAAAAAAATACTAACTTGCACAAGAATTTAATCACATAAAACAAAGAATTATGAGTCTAATCAGTAGCATAGGAGGTAATCTCGTAAACGCAGGTCTAAATCAGGCATTCGCAAAACGTAATATCAGGCTTCAAACTGAAGCAAATAAAAAGCTCGCCAAATATCAGTATGATATGAATGTCGAGCAATGGAACCGGGAAAATGCTTATAATACACCTGCACAAC